AGCGTATGGGGATTAGTTCCAAACAATATATATTCAAGAGAAAATAGATATTTAGAATTAAGACACGCTAATTATATGTTTTTAAAAGAAAAAGGATTTTTATTTCAACAATATCAACCATATGAAAAAACAAATGAAATAATAGCGTGTAGTGAATTTGTGGCAGAGATGAGTCATAAAGCATTAGGAGATAATCCGTATACAATATTGAACATTTTAGAGCCAAAAAAAGAAACCAATAAAATATTGCATTTTATATCAATTACAAGATTAGATGAATATAAAGGCGTAGGAAGAATGAAAAAACTTATAGAAATGTTAAATAGTGCTAATATAAAGTTTGATTGGAAGATATTTACAAATAGCAAGCCATTAATTGAAAATGAAAATGTACATTTTTATAAGCAAAGATTTGATATGTGGGATTATTTAGCAGATGCAGATTACAGTATTTTGCTCTCAGACAGTGAGGGATGTCCATATACAGTACAAGAAAGTTTGCAATATAAAGTACCGTGCATAGTAACAGATATAGGTGGATGCACTGAATTAGTTAAAGATGGAATAAATGGATATGTAGTTCCCTTAAATATGGAATTTGATGTTAAAAAACTATTGAAAATACCAAAACTTAAAGATTACAATAATCATGCATTAGAAAAATGGATAGATTATTTAGGAGGAGCTATATACAAAGAAAGAAAGGATGAGGAAAGAATGTTTAAATTAGAAGTATTAAGAACAATTGATTATTCAAATTTTGATAACTTAGTTGATATTATAAGAAAGGATAAAGCTGTAGATATTAAAGGAAAAATAATGCAAGGGGACATCATAGTAGTTAAAGGTAGAGAAGAAGCTGATTATTTATGTGGAGATAATTCACAAAATCTAATTGCGTGTAAATTAATAGAAGAATTAGAAGTTGCAACTAAAGTTAAAGATAAATTAGAAACAGCAGTAAAACCAAAAAGAAAAGCTAAAAAGAAAAATGAATAGGCAACAGTTTTATAAAACTCCTCAATGGAAAGAATTATCTAAAGCCTATGCTAAATCAGTAAATTATTTATGTGAAAGATGTAGTACAATAGATAATCCAGTTCCAGGAAAAATATGTCATCACAAAATACATTTGAATGATATAAACTATTTAGATCCCAAAATATCTTTAAATTGGGATAATATAGAATATTTATGTCAAGACTGTCATAACAAAGAACACTTTAGTATGTATGATGAAGTAATATGGGATGATAAAGGCAATATAATAGATGTAAAAAGGAGAGACAATGAAGAAACAATATAAAGAGCTATTAGAAGCTATGAAGCAATGTATATGCAACGTAGAAGGTAAAGTAGTAATAGCAATAGATATAGATATGTTTATAGAATTATTGTCTAGTTATATTAATATAGACAAAGAAGCAATAAAGAGAGAATTAATAGACGCCGACAAATAACCACCCCCCATTTCTAAAACACAAGAAAGCCAAAGGGGAACGAGGTGGGGAGGCACGAAAACCTCGGAACAAAAATTGCACGAAAGGGGTATTAATATGCCAAATAATACAAAAGAAAGTTTAAAAGAACAAAATATAGAAAAAGAATACAAAAAGATACTTGGAATTTTTAAGAATAGAGATAAAGATTTTTTATCATTAAATGACGAGTTATTCAAGAGAGCTTCATTCATGGCTGTAACTTTAAAAGAAATGGAAGAAATAATAAATCGTGAAGGAACTATAAGAGTAGGAACAAACGGTAACGGATTTACAACGTGCAGTGAACATCCAGCTCAAAAAAGTTATAATACAATGATGAAAAATTATACAACCTTAATGTTGAAATTAAACAATTTTACTGATAGTTCTCCTGATAAGTCAGATGAGTTTGATGAATTTTAATTATATTGAACAATACAATAATGCGATACAATCAGGTGAAATAATTGCAAGCAGTAAAATTAAAACAATATATCAAAGACTATGTGAAGATATAAAAAATCCAAAAAAGGTTGAAGTAATCAACGAAATAACTTTTGAAAGAGAAATAAGGACATTTCATTTTGATATAGAAAAAGCTACAAGACCTATTCTTTTTATTGAAAAATTTTGTAGACCATCAAAAGGGAAAGATGCAGGTAAGCCTGTTAAATTAATGTTATGGCAAAAAGCATTTATTCAAGCGGTGTTTGGATTTGTAGATGATGATGGGAAAAGAAGATATAGAGAAGTTCTTTTGATAATTGCTCGTAAAAATGGTAAATCAAGTCTAGCAAGTTGGCTAGGGCTTTATATGATGTTAAAAGATGGAGAACCTGGAGCAGATGTATACTGTCTTGCAAGTAAAAAAGATCAGGCAAGATTGGTATTTGGTGAAGCTGTAAATGCTGTTATACAAAGCGAAATATTATCAAAAAAAGTGGTTAAAAGAAAAAGTGATTTATATTATAAAAAAGCATTAAGTACATTTCAGCCTTTAGCAAGTGATAGTAATTCATTAGATGGCTTAAATCCTCATGGAGCAATAATAGATGAATTGCATTGTTTAAAAGACAGAAATTTATATGATGTAGTAAAACAAGCAATGTCTGCAAGGCAACAACCTATATTATTTGAAATAACTACTGCTGGCTTTGTAAGGGAATCAATATATGATGCTCAATACAATTACGGATCTGATGTTATAAGTGGGAAAATAGAAGATAATAGATTTTTGCCACTAATATATGAATTAGATTCTCGTGATGAATATAAAGATAAAAATTGTTGGATAAAAGCAAATCCAGGTTTAGGAACAATTAAAAGCGTGCAATCTTTAAATGAAAGCTATGAAAAAGCTACAAATGATATAACATATTTTCCTACATTAATGACAAAAGATTTTAATATGAGAGAAACTGGGGTTAAATCATGGTTAGACTTTGATTTAATTAATGTAAATTATCATGTTACTTTAGAAGAATTAAGAGGAAGCTATGTTATAGGCGGAGTAGACTTATCTAGTGCGACAAGCGACTTAACTTGCGCAAGTATATTAGCTGTTAAATATAAAGAGATAGACGGAGAAAAAAAACCATGTCTACTTATTTATCAAAAATATTTTATTCCAGAAGAAGGATTACAGAAAAAGATAGATGAAGATAAAATACCTTATGATGTATGGCTAGAAGAAGGATTAATAGAATTATGCGAGGGTAATAAGGTTGAATATAGCAAAGTAACAGAATGGTTTATAAAATTATTAAAAGAATATCAAATAATACCTTATTGGATAGGATATGACCCATGGAATGCTCAGTATTGGATTGACGAAATGGAAAAAAACGGATTTAATTTAGTTAAAGTAAGACAAGGTGCAGTAACTATGAGTAATCCTATTAAGGAATTAACAACAGACTTTAAATCTAAAATAGTATTGTATGATAATAAAATATTAAGATGGTGTTTAGTAAACACAAGTTTAGAATATGATAAAAATGATAATGTTAGACCTGTTAAAGGTAGAGGTAGAACGCAAAGAATAGATGGAGCTATGGCACTAATAAATAGCTATGTTGTCTATTTAGAAAATAAAAATGATTACTTAAATTTAATAAAGTAGTAAATTTGACACACATTAAAATAAGTGGTAAAATATAATTAAATGGTAGGTGTAGAAATGCAAAAAGAAAAAAGAAGTTTTTTCCAGATGATGTTTGGTAATAGCCAGGGTAAAAATAAAACATATGGTACTACCGTTTTAAAATTAACAAATGGAAGCTCAATTATAGGTAATTTTGGAGATAATTTGTATCGAAGTAAAATTTTTAGAGAAACATTAAACACTTTATGCCAAAATGGTGCAAAACTAAGAATTAGACACGAATATACTCCAAATCCAACAAGTAGAGTAACTAACGATCTAAATTATTTATTAACTCAAAAGCCTAATTTTTATATGAATGCATATGATTTTTTGTATAAAATTTTATCAAGCTATTATGAAAACAACAATGCATTTATTTATATAGATACAGATGGCAAGGGAAATATATTAGCTTTTTATCCTTTAGATTATTCTCAAGTTCAATTGCTAGAATACCAAAATAAAATATATGTACAATTTAGATTTTATGATGGAGAAACATACATAGTTTCTTATGACAAAATAATTCATTTAAGAAGGCATTATAACAAAAACGATATATATGGTGATAGCAACGATGTATTGTTAGACACTATGGAAAGAATAAAAGTTGTTAATGATGGAATAAATAGTGCAGTTAAAACCAGTGCTAATGTTAGAGGAATATATGAAGCAACAGGAATATTAAGTGAAGAAGATTTAGAAAAGATACGTAACAAATTCCAAGACGCATATTTAAATCCTAAAACTAGCGGTGGAATAATTATGACTGACGCTAAGGGCAAATATGTTTCAATAGATAGCAAACCAGTTATAATTGATAATGAAACCATGAAATCAATTAAAGAAGAGGTATATGATTACTTTAATATATCTGAAAAAATGGTAAAATCTACTTATGATGAAAATGAATGGAATGCTTATTATGAATCAGTGCTTGAACCATTTATGATACAAGCAAGTTTAGAGTTTACAAATAAATGCTTTACAAGACAAGAAATATCGTTTGGTAATAAGATAGTATTAGAAGCAAATAGATTAGCTTATGCTAGTTGGGACACTAAGATCAATATCGTAAGCACATTAATGAGTTTGGGATTAATGGAAACAAACGAAGGTAGAGAAATACTTAATATGACACCTTTCCAAGAGGGCGGAGATAAGAGATTGATAAGTCTTAATTATGTAGATGCAAAGAATCAAAATAATTATCAAGGAGGAAAT